CCAAGTCTAGTCCTATTAGGACCAGTATGAGCAAATTTAGCACCAGTAGCAGGTGTAGCACCTGTACCACCTGAACCAGTTGCATCAGGAGCAATCCAATCAGTACCTTCACCGATTCTTGAATTTCCTGGAGCTTCTAGCTCATCTGTCTGCCATTCGTGATAAATAGCAGTTGCTTTACTTTTTCCGATTGATGCCAAAAAAGGTGTCTCGTCTCTAGTTATCATAGAGATAAAATTAGCGAGATCTTCTCTTTCTGACACATCAGCACCAGTACTTCTTGATGGACCTGTTGGACCACCTGTACCTCTTACACCGAGTGTATTAGCCATTTTTTTAACCTCCGAGTTAAATATTATTAGTTAATGATTTATCTGCAAGTCCTCTTAAAAATGCCATTTGCTCTTCATCAGTTGAGTCAGCACTCATAGCCCTATCTCTTATTCTAGCATTCTCGGAAATCTCTTTTTGAGTTTTCGTCTTTGCTTTTTTGATAGGAGCTTTCTTTACCACTATGCTTTTTCTTTTAGCAGTTCCTTTTGTAATCCCTTGTTTTAACCTTCTATAATCGTCTACAAATTTTACGATTGTAGGATCGATTACAGCATCTAAAACCTCTTGCTTAATGCCTTCTTCTAAAGCAAATTCTCTTATCGCCTTAGCAGTTTTCTCATTAAAGTCAGGTATTAAAGTAGGTATCTCTTTAGAAAAGTTTTGCAAATTTTCTTGGAACTCTTTTTCTTGTTGTTCCTTAGCATTCTTTTCTATATTAGTAACAAAGTTTTCTCGTTGCTTTCGAGCTTGCCAATATTCTTTTTGTGCTTGCTCTCTTTGATCTTTAAGATCTGCTAAATCATAGCTATCGCCCTCTTTTCGTGCTTTGTCTATTTGAGCATCGAGTTCATGGTATTTTGTAGCGAGGTTTTGCTCACTAGAATATAATATAGAAGATGAAGCATCAGCTACAGTTTTAAGTTCTGAAAACTTTTTTCCATATTCTTCTTCTAGTTGCTTTCTTGCATCGCCTAGTTCACGACCCTTATTAGAAAGAGATTGTTCAGTAGAGTAACCTTTAATAAGATCACTAAAAGATACTTCAGATTCTTTGCCATCTATTTTGACAGCAACTTTAGCATCTAAATCTAAATCATCAGTAGTATAGACTTCAGGTTCTTCGGTAGACGTATCATCTTCTCCTTCGGTTTCTTCTTCTTCAGATTCGACTTCTTCTTCAACTTCTTCGGTTTCAGAATCCTCTACTTCTGGGTCTTCTTCAGTAGTATCATCTGTGTCGTCTTCAGGTACTTGCTTAGGGGGTAGAGATTCTGTAAACTCGGAGTTTGCCACAATGTCAGCCAGCATTTGTTCTTCAGTTCGACCTTCCGTTGCAATAGAGTCATCCGTTGGGGTAGAGTCTATATTCGCTTCGGTATTCTTTGCCATTACTTAACCTCCTTTTTAGTAGGTGTTGGTTTTGGTTTTGAAATCATTTTTTCATACTTATCTTTTAGCGTATATAAATAATGGAGTGTTTGCACATTAAGTTTAGCTTTACCTCCACTACGCATTGAATCATATTCTAAAGTATTTATAACTGTTTCAAGATTTTTTATTACTTTTTCATAATCAATTTGATACATTATCATCGTCCTCCTTAAGGTGTGGTATATTCTTACCATATGTCTCAAAGTTCATCATTTTCTCCTTGACACTACCTAGTGCCATAGCAGAACTGTAGAGAAACTCACGAGACTTTGTTTCATGGGGTTCTGTTTTTAACCATTCTAAAAAATAGTCTACCAGAACTTCCCCATATACTTCATCAAAGAACTCATCCCTTTCTTTTGCTGCGAAATGCCCTTTAACATGTGCCCTTCTAGCAAGTTCTTCAGGATGAATCTTATGATGTCCATGTGATTTTTTATTACCTAGCTTCTTCTCAGCTATCGGTCTGTATTTATCCAATTTTAATTTTCCTTGGTTTCTTTTCTTCAGGAATTACCCTTTCAAGCTTAATTGTAAGTAGTCCATCTTTTAAATCTGCACTATTTACTACTATATCTTCTGCAAGTGTAAACTTACGAGTGAATTTCCTGTAAGATATTCCTTTATGTATTGCATCTTCGTTGGTATTCTCCTTTAAAGATTTAATAGATAAAATACTATCTGATACCATTACTTCGATATCTGATTTATTGAATCCAGCGAGTGCAATCTCTATTATAAAATTAAATTCACCATCCTTTCTCATATCGTATGGTGGATAACCACTATTATGCCTATTGTCATTATAGAAATTATCTAAATTATTAAAAATTCTTTCATATCCTATCATAAAAGGTGAAAGTTGGTTTAATCCGTTTAATATCATATTATTCTCCTTATTAAGCGAGTTTATTTTTCTAGTCTTATAAAGCACTAGATAGTCGTTTTAGTTAAGCTACAAGTGTATTGTAGATTATTTCTCCATTTTGAGCTGAAGTTCCGTGTGCAGTGCTAAGATTTACGAGTGTCTGAGCACCATTATTCAGACCTGTTACTAAGCTATAAGATTTAGCCTGTAAAGATAGACCTGATTGTACTACTGTACCTGCAGTTGCTACATCAAATGTAATTGCTGCATCACTATGATTAGTTACCATAATAATCCCTGCAGCTGATCCTGCAGCTGTAGTTATTGTACCTGATTGTGTACCCCCAACTCCAGCATTAGTTAATGTTACTGTTGCCATCATTTACCTCCATAGGTTGTTGTTGTGGCTGAGGATTGATGATATCTCTAGCCATTGTAATTATATTTTGATAATCTGGATGTGGAGGAACTTCTGCTCCTTCTTTAACTGCCTTTATATTTAAATCAGTCCACTCCTGAAAATGCTTATCAATAGATACAGCAAGTTGTCTGGCATTATCATCCATAGTATTCTTGGCTTGTGCATCTGTAAAATGTACATTAGATTCTGTTTGAGCAACTTCTGCTTCAGATTTTCTTAATAGAAGTTGTTTTTCTCTTTCAGCATCTTGTGATTGTTGTTGTAATGCCTCATCTGCTCTTTGTTTAAATTCATCTGTTGTATAATCCTCTAGAAAATCTTGGCTATCAACACCCATTGATTCAATTAACTTTGTAGCTAATACTGCAGGTGCTGTTGGTTTAACGACCATACCCTGACCTTGTTCATTAAGAGCTGGAAGTATTTCTCCTCCTATTTTACTTAATTTTTCTATAGTATTATAATTTGAATTTTCTCCAATATCTAAGAAAACTTCTACATCCATTTTAGAAGGTAATGTTGTTAAATCAACTGTACCATATACACCATCTAATGAATAAGTCTGCTTATTTTGCATATTTCTTACCATAGTTTCATATACACCTGTGATAAGTCTTTTAAATCCTGTCTCTGCAAATCTACGAGCAATATGTTGTATTCTCTTTTGGGCTGCAGATTGTACTGCACTAAGCTTTTGTTCACTATTTCCAGATACATATAAAGTATCATTAAGACCTTGTGCAGCTTTTGACATACCAGTAGCTTGTTCTTTTATTAATTGTAAATGCTCTAATAAAGGAACAGTACCTGTTGAAATTGTTTCTGGAGCTAATGCTGCCACTGCAGCAGCTGGATTTCCATTTGTAGGAATAATTTGTTTAGGCTTCATATTTTGTAAAGCACTAAAGTCAACTACATTAGGGTCAGCTAACTTAGGACTATAATTAGACAAATATGTATTTTCTACAAAACCTCTGAGAATAGCAGTACTTGCAAGAGTACTACTTCTAGTGAAGTCTGCCATTGATAATCCAAAGAATTCATGTGGAATATCTATTGGAACTATTGATGCCATAGGTATGAAATCAACATCTTCTTCAAACAGTATATGCTTGTCAACAGTTATATAATGTTTTAATTCGGCAATACCATCCCCATCCCTATCTACTCTTATCCAAGATTCTGTAAGTGTTATTTCTTCGTTAGCTTCAGCTGGATAATTAGTTTTGCCTTCATACTTATGCCAATATCTTTGTCCTGTTATCTCTTTACGAGCAGCCACATCTTGATTATAATTGCCACTCTTTATCCAATCGTCATGATTCCCTAGCTCTTGCCATTCTCTTTCAGTAAGATTATTTGCCCATTCAGGATAATACTTACGCATATCTGATTTAGACATTTCTGTTTGAATACCGACAAAATTAGCAGTATCTATGCAAGTAGCTTCATTAGCAATTCTAAATGATTCAGGTGGAATTAATTCTAATTTAATTCTGCTCTTATCAATTTTCTTTCTTAATCTTACATCTTGATAAGAGACTACATCACTTAAAGGGTTGAGGGTCAACTCATTTACGACTTCATAGTTCGGATCTGCAAGTATCTCATCTAACTTAGTTTCATCAATGATATCATACTCTTCAAATATATATTCGAAATCCTCTATGTAATCCCATCTTAAAATACTATTCTTCCATAATAAGGAAGCTTTCATCCAAGATTGTAGTATCTCCCAACCTCTATTCTTTTTAAATATACAATAGTTAACAATATTACTGGCATCTCTTGCAGCTTTAAATGCTCCAGGAGTATCATCATAAGGAACAAATCTAGCCAATTTATTATTATTTAGAAATAAATCAGTTAATACTGCTATATAAGCTTCAACAACTTCTGTTGTACTTGTATCTACTATTGTACTTACACCTTGAGGCGACAAATGATCGAGAGCAACTCCAGCATATTCATAGGTAGCTTTGAGTCTTTCTCTACCCAAGTCTGAACTATTCAACCAATCACCACTTGAACTGGCAATACCAGATTCAATCGTAGCAAGTAGTTGATCGTCATCTACCTTTTCTTTAAATCCTTTTTTAGCCATTAGATTGTACTCCTACCTGTATAAATTTTTTTAGAAGCCTCCATTACCTTTGGATTATAATTATTTGATCCTGGCTTTGATAATTCAACTTTTCTTTCTACTGGTTTCTTTTTTGGAATACTACTTTTTTGCTGTATATATCTCTCATTTTTCATTTACCACTCCTGGGTTTAATTTTTTAAGGAAAGTTTCTATTGCATTTTTAAAATGTTTTCCATATTTCTCTCCTCTTTTCCAATTTCTCATAGTGGGTATACTTGAGTCTTCACCTCCAAGTATATATCCACCAAGTATTTGGTCAAATCTACTTTCATCTACATACTTTTCAAAACTTCTTTTATCCTTTTCATGTTCATGTGATTCTCTTAACCATTCTTGTACAATAGGATCATTATCTGCTGCATCACGAAGCTTTTTATATTCTTCAGGAAGACTATTTTTTAAATTATGTAATGCTTCTCCAAATATCATTTCATCTTCAACATTTTTTCCAGCACCACCATGTATTAATTTTGGCATATTTACATAAGCTTTAGGATATTTAAATTCACCCCATCTAAAATCATCAGATAATGGATTTCCTGTTACTTCGCTTGTTGTTTTTCTTTTAGCAAATTCTTTTCGTTCTTCTTCTGGGCTTGCTCTATTAATCCCTTCCATAATTTTATGGTATAGCTCTGAATTCTTATATTTTTCCATAGCTATTACCTCTTTTTATTCATCCAAGCTGTTGTTCCCATATAAGCTCCCACTATACCAGCTCCACTTATATAAAATAAATTACTTATATCTGACAATGCTTGTACTCTATCCAATGGGATAAAGAACATAGCTAATGTAAATGCTCCCATAGAAATAAGAGTATATCTTGCCATTCGTAATTGTGCTAATTGTTTCCTCAATGCTGTTTCCGTTTCCTTTATTTCTTTGACATGAGATAGTTCTTCGTCTGTAACAATACCATCTCCGTCTTCGTCATATTCATTATATGCTGAGTCTTTTTGTAGTGATTTTTGCATAGGCTTCTTTTATCTC